GGCTCAATGAAAGAGGCTTTCATCCAATTACCACATAACCATAAGTCTTGTTTGCTGTGCTGTTTGCAAAGTGAGTTAAGACAGCACTTCCGTAGTCCTGAGAGCTGACATAAACCCCGTAATCCCCGGCAGCATTGTTTCCGTTGCTTGAGACATAGTTAACCGTCACGATTGCAGATGGGGTTGCTGGTCTTGTAGGACTTGTCTGAGTGCCAATTTGCTCAATAAAAACTTGAGTTGACTGAGTTGACCACATGATCTCGATGTAGTCGTTTGCGTTAAGTTCAGCCCAGAAGTTAAGTGCAGCAATCAGATGCCCGTTTATGCCGCCATGCTTATTTGGAATCGAGTATTGGCTGTTTGAGTTCGCAATGTCAGTTCCATTCTTTCTGAACCAAAGATCAATGTCATGGATCTGGGTGTCTTCATTCGTGAACTGAAGACTAAACTGGACGTTATAGATGCCATAGGAGGCAACCGTAATCCTTGAGTTGCTGGCAATCGATACACCATGCGAATAATCAGTGGTGTTAAGTTTTACAGCATAAGCCGTGGTCGTTGACGCAGCAGTTTGGTCTGTGGAGTCCTGGAAAGCCCCATATGGAGTGGCATCCGTGAATGCCGCAGAGGACATTGGAGCCAGCAAGATAAGCGAATCAGGGCTTATATTTGGGTCATAAATTGTGGTTGTCGTTGCATTACCCGTGTTTAGCGTAATGCGCCCAGTGTTGTTGGACTTGCCTCGCAACAGATTGTTTACGACCTCAGAGACAACCCGAGGATCTGCCCCAAACGGAGGCAACCCACGAAACATCATCGCTTGCCCCTCGGAGTCATATCAATATCAACCCCAGCAATTGCAGTCCAGTTGCCACTAGGGATTACCCTAATTCTGTGGTATTTTCCAGACGATCTTAATGAAACTCTGTTTTCGCTGGATGCTGCAACAGCGGTAGAGAATGTTATCGGATCATCAAGCATCTCTCTGCTTGCAACAGAAACAGAAGCAGATCCATTGTCCACTTGAGGCCTTGCGAGCTTAACGATGGACGCAGTTCCAGAGGCCAAATCTCCCGTCTCTATCTTCGCAGTTGTCGCAGTGCCCTCAAAGGTAACAATCTTGTTTCCTTCAATGCCAGCAAATACCAATCGACCACCAAGCCACTGTCTAGCATCCAGAGATACCGTCAGAGCGTCAATTGATGCCGAATAGTTATCCAGACCTTCCAACGTCACAGCAGCCGTTGCAGTGCTCGCTACATAGTTGGCGTCAGTTGATCCATAAGACCATCGTGCCAACTGCCAGTTGTAGATAAGCAGGGAATACCCTGCACTTGTGTTTGGATAGCACCAAAGAACGACCTTCTTGACAGGATCAATAGCAGCAGAAATCGCTGATACAGCAGTTGGAGAAAGGTCATTCCAGAACCAGCGATCTACCTTTTCTGCTCCGATTGGCTTAACAGACTGCCCATCACAGACATAGAACCCGTCATCTGACAGGAAGAATGTCAGATTTCCATACTGAGCGATGCTTCCTGCCTCATAGCACCCGATCACCGGAGAGATTGCATCAAACTGGAAAAACAGCGGACTTCCGATATAGGACATTCGGACAATCGCTCTTTCAAGCAGGATTATTCCGAACTCTCCACCAGTAATTCCCTGAATGTCTCCACCATCAGGAAGGTCTTGATAATCTGATTGGCTTGCAGGACCAGAAGTCCAATCCGTCTCATCGTTGATGTCTGACCATTGCACTCTGTTTGGATAGCTTGCAATGTGCGCCGCAACAACAAAGTCACGAACAACCGCAACGAACTTAGCAATAGGAGCCGCAGCCGCTACATCAGCAAAAGCAGTCGATGTCCCAAGAGTCCATGCTTGGATTTTCTCTGCACCATTGGCTGCAAGCAACACTTTGCCAAACTGTGCCCAATTCCATGTTAAGCCAGAATAGCCTCCAACTTTTGAGACGTTGCTTAGATTCCGGGTTGCAGAGTCATACTTAAAGAGCTTAGTAGCACCACCAGCGAAAAGATAAGAACTTCCAGAGAACTTTCCTGATGTGATTGAGATAAGGTTTTCTGATGCCGCATTAGAGTAATCACTTAAAGACGGAATTGGACCATATCCAACCTGTTGCGGATAGACGTTGTAAGCAGCTTGCAAGGCCCCAGCAATTCCAGGCTGATCTGGCAACCACTCACCAAAAGTTATACGTTGCTCCATGTTGTCGATCCTGCACTTTGAGTTGTCCAGGAATTAGATCCCGGAGTAATGTCTGTCCATGTCGTTTCGTCTTCAGGAACATCAGTCCAAGACGTTGATCCAGCACTTGAGTCTGTCCAAGTGTTAGTTCCAGGTGTTACAGGACTCCATTCCTGACCTTGCTTGAATCCGATGCAACTTACATCTGCGTTTGCTGCTATCGAGGCGTATGCTGAAAATGTGGCATTTGCTAGGCAAGAAACAAGCGCCAGAGCCGTTATTTGAGCGTCTCCACCCGCTACCAACCCACCAAGGCAAGAAACCGTCGCATCAGCCGTTATTGAGGCATCTGCAAGCCTTACGCGAATTCCATCTGCTGTGACAGTTGCTTCAGCCGTGATTGATGCAACACCACCTGCAACGATTCCACCAAAACATGAAACAGTGGCATCTGCGGTGATTGATCCAGCACCAAATTGAACCCTTGTTCCGTCAGCAGTTACTGTTGCTTGTCCTGAGACATCGGCTTGTCCGTATTGGACTCGTATTGCGTCTGCAACAAACGTGGCAACGGCCTCGATGACGCCTGTACCGAATTGGACTCTGATTGCTTCTGCAACAACGGTTGCTGCTGCTTGGATGTCTCCAGCACCAAATTGGACTCTAATGGCTTGAGCAGAAACGCTAGCATTCGCGTCCACCGATCCTGATCCAAATTGAACCCTGATTCCATCTGCCGTCGCAGTTGCGGTAACACTTACAGATGCGTAAGCATCCCACCTTGTAACGCTTGTGTCGTATAACGGAGAATCAAGCGTTAGCGTGAGATCGTCTAGACTCGCCTTGAGATTGTCAAGTGAGTCTATCGTCCACGGTGGGAGCAAATCAGCCATTAGGCCAGCGTCACGCTCAGGGAACCAATTGCAACTCGGAACACATCACCCGTTGCAATCGTCTTCGATGCGTCCAAAGGTGTGTGATACAAAAGATTTCCAGCACTAGAGGCGTCTCTAATGCCAACGTAGGCAACCGTTCCCCATGAGCCAGTGGCCTGTGGAAACTCGATTGCTGCTGAATTAGTAGAAACCCCATTGCTTGGCGCTCCAAACGTGATGGATTGCCGAGCATAGGCATTCCCAGAAACTTCAGTTCCCGTGTCCGCATCAGTTGGATCTGTCGTATACAGAGCCAGATAGACAGTGGTTGGGGAAGTGTAGGAAGTGTTCCGCAGAGTTGCGTTGATAAGCGCATTCTCCAGATAGTTGCTCATTTCAGCCATGATTTACCTCTTTGCCAGCGTCATTGCTAATGGTTGTGCAGAATACTCGCCACGGTCATCAGAAACCGTCAAAGTATCAATTGCACGTTGATACAGTGCTGCCCAAGTAGACAGCCTCTCATCGTTCATCAAATAAGGCTCTGCCTCTCCAAGAGATGCATACAACAAGGCATCTGGGCAGTTCGCCAAGAACACATTGGATGCATTAGTCGATGACAGATAGGTTGGTGCTGCGTAGTAAAGCAACTGAACCGTCATTACAGAGTCAGGAATCGGGGCGAACTGAATCTCGGAAGCTGTGATTGTGTAAGCCTTCGGTCTTCCAGTGTCAGTTGCCCTTGCATTCCTGAAAAATATGCTTGGTGCGTAATAAGTAAGCGCCTCAATCGGAGTCGTGTTGAGATGGATGTCTCTTAACTCAAGAAAGTCGCTTGGCAAAGAAACAGTTGAGTCGTTTGCAGTGGTCGATGCAGTGGCAATCTTCAGCATCTGACGGATGCGAAGTTCCCTGCGAAGACGGTTCTCTGCAAGCGTAATAAAGTCTGGAATTTGATCCGTCAAGTCAGTCCGAGCCAGGTAGTTGGCAACGGATGTCTTGAGATCGCTGAAACTGGTGAAAGGCATTAAATCCTCCCAGGACGGGTTCTAAAGGCTTGATTGTCTCGTTCGTTCAACCACGCCTTGAAACGTTTTTGGTCAAGGATGTGGAATCCGCGCATGATTCCATCCTTGTTCAACTGGTCGATCACCGTTAGCGGAATACTTGCGATTTTATTCCCAAACAGATGATTTGACCACCTAGTTCTTTCATCATACGAGTTGAACTCTCGTTTATTGCTTTCAACGATTCCAGAGACATCTTGGACAGTCTCGATGACAACTTCACCGTTATCCGTAGCATGAGCTTTACGTGAACGGAAATTGTTTTGCTTTGCTATTTCGTTGATGTTCATGTGAAAAAGGGACCAGAGTTTCCCCTGATCCCTTGTACTGTTGTTAAGACAGATTACGAAAGGTCTGCCACGATCCCATGAGCGGCTTCGGTCTTGACTTCCAAGGTGTACTCAACCAGAAGTTGAGTCTTGGCAGAGTCACCGGTAACAGCCAGGTCGTTCGTGAAGAACGGACGCAGGTAAGCAACAGCAGCGTACTCAGGATCAAGCACAAAGGCCACATCAGATGCAGTATTGCCCGACAGCATAAAGCGGTTAGGAACAACGCTCATCGAACCGAAATCGCTGAGATAAACGTCAGCAGCACCAATGATGGTCGTAGGAGCATCAGCAGGAGCCATGTAACGCTGTGCAGCGATGCCAGCAAAAGCCGACACGGTTTGCTTGTGGGACGGAGTGACCATCAGCACCTTGGGAGAGCCACCAGAGGTAAAGACAGACCTCACAACGCTCTGCAACAGAGCTTCGGTGAAAGTACGATCAGTGCCATTGGTGCGAGCAGTAGTGCCACTTGCACCAGCAGAGCCACCAGTGCCATTGCTGGTGTTGCTTGCCAACCAAGTTTGCAAACCACCCAAAACGCGAGCCGTAGAGCCAGCAGTACCGTTTGACTGAACGGTGTTGTTCAGCAACGTGAACTCCATATCGCGCTTGATTTCGCTGGAGGCTTTAGCCAACTGATAAGCCTTTTCAGACTTGCGGCCTGCTTTGTCAACAGCTTCCAGGGTGCCAGTAATACCAACGGTCTTCTGACTGATCTGGGTGCGGTTGCCAACACGGGTCGTTGCGGTCAGCGTTGCTTCCGTAGCATCAGCGCCTTCAACAGCAGCGTTAGCGGCAGCAGCAGCCAACGAATCGGTTTGCCACTCATGGTAGACCG